CTATCGTAACCACCTTTTACTTTTTTAAGGTTTTCTAAAAATGCTTCAGGACCAAATGTTTTAGAGCCTTTGCCTAAAAACATTGCCTTTATATTAGCTCTTTCAAAATCGCTATCTAATTTTAATAGGCCTTTAGAAAATACTTCAAGAGCTTGGCTAGGTTGTAATTTAGCAATTTCAGATAAGCTAATGCCCATCTTGTTGAATTTTTCAACAGCATCAATACCTTTGCCTGATTGCATTTCATCAATTTTGCTGAATAAAGTTGCAAGGACTTTACTTGTGTTTTCTGCTGCAACGCCTGAAGCTTCTAACGCTGCTCTGTATTCAAGGACTTTAGCAGTAGATAATCCAAAGCTGTCTGCCATATCTTTAACATCACGAGATAGCCCAATAGCTTTAGCTGTAAGTGCAGCAATGCCTATTCCTGCAAGATTGAAATTTGATGTAAAAGAACCGAATGCCCTTTGAACAAGATTAAGTTCTTTACCTAGGTTGTTAAACGCAGTTTGAAGGTCTTTGGCTTGTTTTTTTGCCTTGTCTGTGGCTTTGTCCCAATCGACAGTAATGAGGCCTAATTTGACGCTTAATGAGCCAATGGTTGCCATTATTTTTTACCTTCTGCAATTTTATCTATTTGAGCTTTTAAAGCTTGGCCAAGCCTGCCTTGAATATTTTCAATATTATCATTCAAAGCTGGTTTTAAAAATGCGTGTTTACGCACTCTTTTATTACCAAACTCTTGAGATACGCCAACAGGTTTGAGGCCTTTCCAACGAGTTTGAAATTTGCCTTTTTTATTTAAAGTTGTATGTAAAAATGAAGTATCACGAATTGGGCTAGATGTAACACGAACCAAGTAGCTTTCACCTTGATAATATTTTGAGCCTCTGTCAAACATTTGAGGCCTGTGAGCTTTCATATAAATATGGTCTTTTAAATGGCCATCTTTACTGTCTGCGTCATAAGGTGCATATGAAATAGCATCTTGTAAAACAGGCTCCATAGCATAAAGTAAAGCACTACGCCAAATTCTGTCAGTTTTAGCTCGGCCAATTTCCTCACGCAATTCGTCCATGCGTTCAAAGAGAGCCTCAAAACCTTCAGCTTTAAATTGATAATCCATTATTTTTTAAATATATCCATTTTAAATTTAGGCGCTTGCGTCATAAATAATAACAATGAATTACTTACATCATTATCTTCAATATCAGGGCTTTTTGAATAATCATCAATCCAAGGGAATATTTCATTTGACTTATATGCTCTTTGGTTAGGACCACGCATATAATTATAGAGAGCGGTTGTAATGGGTGTTAAAGCATTGTAGATAGCTTTATTACCTAACATTCCTTCCGCATACATAACTTGTATCTCCGCAAATAATTCTTCATCTAATGAATTAATGTATTGTTCTGTATGCCCATTAAAAACCATTGCCGCAGTAACTTGCCTACGAAGTGATTTTCTTAATTTTTTTTTACGCTACTATAATCAGGCTTAATAACTTTTTCTATTTCATTGACTATTTGCTTTATTACATCATCAGGAAACTCTTTTGATATTTCCTCAAAACTTTCAGTAATTGGCTCACCTGTTTCTGAAACCAATAAATGAAAGTATTCTTCTACTTTAATTTCCCACATAATAGATAATGTTGCAACATTTCGTATTGAATTACCATCTACAATAATGTCATTATCTTTAACAATAATAAAATCTTTATCTTTGTTGATTGCTTTTAAAAATTCATCGCCACCTTCATCAATTGATTTTTTTACAGGTTTGGCTAATTTTTTATAAAGCGCTTCTACTTTTGTTTCATCTACTGCGACAATGGTTTCATTAATAGATTCCATTTCTTGTTTGAAAGGTATTCTCACTTTCAAATCAAATTCAGCTTCATCTGTTTTAATATGAAGCACTCTTAAATTAACTTTGTCTTTTACAGCGGTATATTTACTACCTAATTTGTCAGCAAACGCCATACAAACTCCTCTTGTTATTGTGATTTAATTATTTTTTCATATATAGCATTATTAACTTTTTGTGCATAATCTACTACTTCTTGCGGGGACATTGTGTCAGCATGGTGTTTCGCAATTTCATGAGCCAAAACAATTCCTGTAATTCGTTGTTCAGAAAAACCGAACCAATTCTTTTGACCTGAATTAGCTCGGTTCACTAAATAATCTAACATGCCATTGTTGAGTAAATAACTACTTAAATCTTGTTGTGTTTTTACTTGCATTATTTTGTCCTAGACGTTATTTGACCAACCATATTGATTGCCTCTTGGGTGAATCGTAAATGAGCATTTTGCTTCAGCAGTTGGGTTAGTATCTACATCCCATTGACCAACGCGGCCATTGAAAGCATAAGCAACATAATTACTTTGACCATCAGTAGCAAGAATAACAAAAGTGCGGTCAATAGTGCCATTGTATGCATCTGCTCGCATTTGAAGTAATTGTGTGTCAGCAGGATTCCATGCCGCAGTAATTGTCATTGATGTTGGTGGCGCTTGTGTAGGAATCTTGTCTGATTGACGAGAGCCAGCTACATTGAAGTTTGCCATTGCATCATCTTGACCAAAAGCAGGAATAGCTTCTACAGGAACAATATTTGCATCAATAGCAATAGCATTAACATCTGCCCATGTTTCTAATTCTGTGTTATCTAGTGCGGTTGGATTTGCACCTGATTGAGCAAATAAGGTTGCGCTAAATCCCGGTAATACTCTATTTGGAAGTGCCATAATTAAATTTCCTTTTTAAAAATAATCAAAAAATCTTATGTTGGAATGTATAAAGTGCAATCCAATGAAATATTATATAGTTTAATTTCGTCATCATAACTTTGAAACCTCATTGCTACATCAGCTTTAGATATTGCAAATCCTGTTGTATCAGGATTACCAAACATGCCTTGATAGCCATGTAACGCTTGTATAATACTATTTGCTACATCATAACAATCTGCCATCTGTTTAGTATATACATTCATTTCAATTAAAGGTGTATCTATCCCTTTGTTATTTTGCGGGATACCTGTGTAAACAGGTTGATGCACATTAGTTAAATGCCATGTTACAAACTTTTCTTGTGTAGCCCAATTTCTATTGAAATTAGAATAAACAGGTATAGGTGATATTATATCACTTAATTGCCATTGTATTGAAGTTGCGTAGTCATTAATAACATTTTGTCCCATATTAAACCGCCGTAGCTGGATCGTTTCTATAGCACATTAAAGTTACACTCATTCTATCGTTAGATTCAAGACAATCTGTAATACGCCAATCTTTATCGCGCCAAGTAATAGAGTAAAGATTTTGATTATCTACAACATCTTTCATCCATGGCGTATAGTTAAATTTCATTTGTATCAAATCTTGGTATATTCTGTATCTGTCAGTAATAGCCAATGAATTTTTAACATCAGAAATCAATGGCCTACCTGTAAATTTTTTAGTAATAACAGTTTCGTTCTCACCATATTCATTAGTTGAGAATGTCAAGTCATTTACATCTACATTTTCAAAGCGGGTTATGGCCATTTACATCACCAATGGTTTGTATGGTCTTAATAAAGCATCTACCCCATAAGGAATGTTATCTAATCTTCCTGAAGTTGTTTCAGAACGATTATTATATAAATGTGTCAATAGCAATAATGCAGCTTGTTTAATCACAGGATAAGCCTGTAAAAAATTAGGGTTAACTGTAAATTCAATAACGAGTGGCGATGTCATATTCATATTAATAGCTTGTGGCATGCCTCCGGGCAATATTATTTTATTCCCTGTTGGATCATAAAAATAATCCGAGCTTGTTAAAGTTGTGATAGTTACAGGATCGGCATTGTTATAGTATTTAACACTATTAATAACAACACCGCCTGAATTATAACTATCTTTATATGAAACTTGAGGTAAGTCTAAACTAACAGGGCTTGCATACAATGATGAAACACCATAATAAGAACGATAAGAAACAGGGAATATAGGCATACCGAGATAATCCTCAATGTGCATACGAACCGCTAATTCTAAACTTTCTAAATAAGCATCTTGAGATTCATCACCAAACAAATTTAATTGATTAGTGATTTCATCAAGTGTTAGCCAACCTGTAGTTAAAGCACGATTGATCTGTTCAAACTTATCATAGTTGAACGGATTACGAGTGCCTCCACCAAATGGGACTTGCCCTAAAGTATCAGTCATAATTAACTCGCGTAAATAAATACACCAGCTGTCGGATTTCTAACTGTAGAAACTACACGCTTTTCAGCATATAATGTTACATATCCTGGCTGTGTTTGATCATAGCGTTTAAGTGTCATTTCTTCATTGTCAGCAATAGTCATAAACTGATCCCAACAAGCTAAAGTTCCCATAAATGCACCAGCGCCAGCAGTTTGGAAATAAGAGTTAGGAATG